AGCTGATAAATTGCATAAAGAAAATATTATGTAAGGAATACTGCAATGCCATCAGAAATGAAAAAAGAAGATGTAGCAAAAATGGAACAAGAGAAAAATGTTTTCTTCCAAAAAATAACACAATTAGATAAATTGATTGCAGAGAAAAAGAAACAAGAAGAGAAAAAGAAAAAAGAAGAGAAGGAAGAAGAGAATGAAGAAAATGAAGAGAAAGAAAGAATAGATTTCGTTTTATTTTCTGCTATTGGTACAATTTTACAAAATACATTATCAAAAAATGGAGAAATAAAAATAAATGAAATATTTGATAGATTTCATACTGAAATGCAAAACGCATTTTATGACTATGATATTATTTACCATATATTTTTTAAATATAATTTAAACATCGAAAAAAATAAAAAGAGCAAACAGTATAAAAATTTACAAAAAATATATAATAATGCTATAATAATAATACAAGAAAGATATAGAGATAACGTTAAATTTTATGGTGCTCAAAATAATAAAATTAAAACCAAATACGGTTTTAGTAAAAATAAATTTAATATAACAACACAAATAAAGAAAATAAAGAATAAAGAAAATTTTTTCTACGTAATAACAGACTACAACTCTTCTCAACGCTTACAACAGTATGGTCCTATTGAACTAAATATAAATGGAATGCTTAATTATATTATGCTTTATGAAGAGGAATTATTCGGAGAAGTTCCTTATGAGATTTCAAAAAAAAAATTAAAAGAAAAGGAAAACAAATATAAAAAATATTCCGCAACTGATTTGGTGAAAAAAATTATTGATATAATTGAAGAAGATTTAGAAGAAGATTTAGAAGAAGATTTAGAAGGATATTAAAAAATTAAATATAACAAGTCTTTATCATTTTTTATTATTTTCTAACAAATAAAAAAATTGATCCATCATATTATTAAATAATATAATATATAATATTTAATAATATTAACTATGCTCTCAACTTTGAAATGTATATTATCATTATCAGAAAATAAATGTGGAACAAAATTTACAAAAAAAACAAAGAAATTTATAACGAGATTACCATTCAAAACTTTGGAAAAAATATTAGAAATATTAACAGGTCAAGAACCTCTAAACATTACCGAGACTACCATTTATAAAAAAGATCTTTATAATAACTCACAATTAAAATTTATAACAAATATTAAAAATGTCCATAAAAAAGATTACAATGTAACACTACAAGTATCAACAAAATGTATTATGTTCAATACACTATCTGTAAAAACAGTTAATAGTATGATTAAAAATAGTAAAAATAGATTCATCTTCATACCACTAAACTATGGTTGTGTATTAATGAAAAATGGTCATCAAGCTATTATTGTTATCGATACAAAAAAGAATAAAAGTTATCTTGTGGATCCAAATGGATCACCAGAGTATTTCGATAATCTTTTTCAAGAGAATATAGCATCGATAATTGAGAGTATGATAGAACAGTACTCTAAGTTATTTAATCTTACCTATATTAAAACACATATTTGGAATCCTTTTCTATTAGTATTTAACCATGATTTTAGACATATTGAAAATAATAAGGTAGGAATAGGTCACTGTGTACCATTAACACTTATAATAGTTCATATAATGGATAAGTTAGATTTAACACCAGACAATGTTTTTCAAATATTAGGACAGTTAAAAGATGAAGAACTTTTAAAACTAATTGAAGAGTACAGTATATTTATTTATGATTTATTTAACTGAACGAATTGACATACCAATAATAAATCCAATTATATTCATAAAAATATCTTCATAACAACCATAATACCAAGATGTCCAAAAAGGATCTATTTTATAAGCAATATTGGGTAATAATTTAGGAAATAATTCACCAAAAGAGAATTCAAACATCTCCCAGAATATTCCAATAATCATGGTTTCATTAAAACATTTTGGATAATAGTAACCAAGATATGCAAAAAATAGTACATGTGTCAAACTCCATCCAGTAAGATTTATAAATTTAAACGAGATAAGAGGATCTTTCATAGCATCATTAGTAATTTTTTTACAACATATTGAGTAAAAAATAATCACTAGAAATACAACAAAAGAAACTTTTAAAATATTTTTGAAACAGTCAATTTTCACCATTAAAATAATATATTTTTATAATATAAGATGGGAAAAATAACACCAAAATATGAAATAATAACTTTAAAACAGTTACAAAATATGTCTGGAGGATTTTTATTTACAAATAGAAAGAGAAAAAACAAAAAGAAAAACTGTGCCCAAACTTTAGAAACATTAAAAAATGAGCTCAATGAGATAAATATTAACGATTATAAACTTAGTGAAATACCAATAAGATTTAGATTACAGATGAAACTTTTTATACTTTTAAAAGACAAGCTTGATGATATCACTAAATTAATTTTAAACAAAAATCTTTCAAATTGGTACAAATATGAAAAATTAATTATGAAAAAACAAGGGCAAGTTGGTGGAATTGACGATGCTATAGATATTTTAGACAGTATGCAAGAAATATTAACTGATACAGAGATAGAAGAGAAAGATATATTTAAGAAGATAGAAGAGGGTGAAGAACAAGATAAAGAAGATAAACAGAAAGGAGGTTTTTTTACAACAAATCGTCGACCAAAATTAACTGCAGAAGATGCACAAGCAGAGATTAATAAAATAGGAAAAATAAAATATGAAACCATTAATTTGGAAATACCGGATACTGAAAAGATATCAGATGTAGAATATGATGAATTTTTGAAGAGTTTAAACTAATATTTCTTTAATATCACCAATTTGGTCACAACACTTTTCTTTCTTTTTCAGTTTATTCTCAAGTTGATTAAGAACACGTTCTTTATTATTCAATAATTGTTCTTTATTTTCCATAAAACCGTTCATATTTTCATACTGATACCATGCAAAAATAGCAAGACCGGTCGCAACGATGAGTAATAACGATATTATAATATTTTTAAGCATTATTTATATACATTATATAAACAATTAAATTTAATAAATATATTATTAAAATGAATGGATTAAGATACTCATCAAACGATGGTGTTGATGAAAATGGTAATTTACAAATATATCCAATCTCTTACAATATTTTAAGTATCATGGGTGGTGAAGGTTGCTATTCAGATGAACAAGACTATTGTGAGAGATGTAATAAACAGAAAGGTTATTCTAACGCTTGTAATAGTTGTAAAATTAATATATGTTACAACTGTCTCAAATGGTGCGGTAATATATATAAATGTGATCAGTGCACGAACTTACAAGACTTGATTTATCATTTCTATACAAAAAATATTGATATATTAAGAGAAGAAGATTTGAATGTTCCAAGAGGTATAAAAAAAATATTGGAACAAATGTTACAATAAATATTTAAAATAAAAAGTATAGATAATAAATAATGGCTGAGTTTAATGTTTCAGATACAAGTGATGAAACAATATATACATATTTCTGTAAATACTGTGATTGGAATACACGGATAAGATTAAAGTGTGAAAAATGTAATATACAAATATGTAACCATTGTATAAAATTTAAAAAATGTAGTAAGTGTTTAGATCTAATAGACCATATAGTAAATTTTTATAAACACAACTTAAACTGTCTAACAAGAAATGAGTTACTATGTTTACCACGATGTTTAAGAAAACGACTGATAAAAATAATAAAAGTGAAAATGGTACAAGGAAAAAATATATCAAAAGAACTAACATATCAACTTTTGGATAAAAAAACAGTGTCAAGAATATTAAGAACAAAATTTAACTTAAAAAAATATAAAAATTACTACAAAAGACTAGGCTACAGTGTCAATCTCGATATAAAATACATAAAGTAATAAATTTATATAAAATTTATATAAAATTTATATAAAAAAATGACAGACTGTGAATATGACACTGATCCATCAGGTTTGACTGACTATCCAAAAAAATGTTTTTGTAACAAACAAATATGGCCCATATATAGTTCAAACTGCAAAGTTTGTCAAACAGAAATATGTAAAAATTGTAAAAGGGTTAAAAAATGTGTAAAATGTTTAAAACTAAAAGATAGAATAATTAATTTCTACGAAGAGAATCTAAACCATTTAACAAAGAACGAATTATTATGTTTACCAAGAGACATAAGAAAGAAGATAGGAAAAATAATTAGACAGAAAATATATTTAGGGAAAGCACCAAAAGCATTAACTTATCAGTTAGTTGATTGTAAAGAAATATCGAGAATATTTAAAAAGAAAATAAATTTTAATAAGTATAAAAAATTTTATGAGCAATTAGGTTACAATATAAAAATTGAAGTAGAAAAGATAAAGTAAATAGTAAATTAAACTCAATATTAATAATGTTGAGTTTAATAAAAAAACTACGCACAATACACTATTTAAGAAAAATAAAATTGCTACACTGTTTAAACTGTTATGAGATTGGTGATAAGAGAAAGATATTGAAGATCAAATTAAAAGATAAAAATAAGTTAACATACTGTATATTTTGTTGCAGTTTATTCAATCGAATAGTGTATAAATATCAGACGAAACCTCTTTTATTCCAAATGAGTATTATACCAAGATATTTAAGAAAATATGAGTTTAGTACAAAGAACAAATATCCAAGATTGACAAAAATATTAAAATTAATAAAGAAACACAGAATATTCATATTGATAACAATAAGTAAATTAATATTACAAATATTTGGTATATACTTTATATATACGGGTTATATAAAATCGATATATTCAATATTTTTCATATTAACATTGTAAATAAATTTTAATTTTAGTTTTCAAATTTGGTATTGGTATTAACTTGACTTTCAACAACACCAATGATAAATGAGAGATGGTTTTGAATTTTTTTATTGAAAGGATTACGAATATCGTCTAAAGGTATGGGATCATCATTTTCATCAACAATACCTAAATTATCATAACTTAATGGTTTACCACATGAATCTATTAATTCAATAGTCAGAGAACCAATATTATTTAACAGTGAATTTTTATAAATTCTGGATGAGTGATAAGGTGTTCCAACATAATAAACATCACCCAATACTTTATCTGGGAAGATAATACCATAAGGTTGTTTTGGTTTATATGTTTCGCCATTAATATCAGTATATACACTACCTTCATTAGTGCTAAAAACAGTTTTATTATCTAACTCTTTAATATGTAAATTAACATATCTATCATCAAGAAGATTACTATCAGGATCAAAAATATAAGAACCAATATTTTGTGGATCTTCAATAATATTACTAAATTGTGGCAGAACGATAGTATCAAGTTTAATATATTTAACATTTCTAAATTCTTTATTAATATGTGGTTTAGGTGGTCCAGGGAAAGGTGTTTGAACAATTTTTTTACCAAGACTTGGATTAGTAGGATCAATAAGTTCTAAAGTTCGAACCAAAGATTTACCTGGAGGATTAAATTTAACAGTATAATTGAAAGGATTAGGATATACAGTAATATCACGATCAAGACTGTCTATATTAATTCTATATTCTTGAATATGTTCATCAAGTACAATATCACCAACATTGTCGTGTAAAATATCACGTTGATTAGCATAGTTCATTCTTTCGATAATAGGATCATGACGTTTATAAGATCTATTGAAATCTGTTTGATTATAATGTCTATTAAGAAGATGTTGTTCATTTGTAGATAATGGATTATAATTACCAAAAGGATTACCTTTTTGTCCTCCTTGTGATGGATGAATATTAGAGACGATTTTCTGTCTACCAAAATTATTATCATTGTAACCATGAGGTGGAAATCTTCCAGTTGGGAAATTAATATTATTCATTTATATTATCATAATAAAAAAATAACATGAATAAAACAATAAAAAAAAATCAAAAAAAGAATATACAAATCAATATAACATGTGTTTAAAAGGTTAAAAAAATAAGTTTAAGAAATAATATAGTTAAGATGAATAAGTTCTTCTTCTCTGGAAAAAATGTTTCCAGACAGTGCGCAACTTTGGAGAAGATGATGAATATAAAAAGAAATCCAACGGCAAGAAAAAAATGTCGTCAATTTCTCGAAAGACAAATGCGCACTGTGTATGGGAAATATGGACATAAACGTCCAAAAAAAATGGATGTATATACGTTCATAGATAAATTAAATAAAAAAGCATTAAATGAATGCATGAAAATATATAAAACAAGACGTCGACAAACATCGCAACAGAAAATGCGAACACCAGTAAAAACATCACAACAGTATTCGACGAATCAATTAGGTCAATTTGAGAGAGATAGAAATAGAAGTACGTATGGTGATAGACAGATACATGTTGATAATAGACCAAAATCAATGTCACTGCAAAAAAGAAAAGTCGAAAATACTGGATTAGCTGGTTTTAGTCAAGGAAGTGGAATTAGTGGAGGTTTTGCTTCATTTGAACAGAGTAATGGAACAAATGGAGAATATATAACGACAACAGGTGAATTGGGAACTAATTTTAAATTAGGGAACCATCAACAGAACGGCGGTTCTTTCACTAATCAACGTCAAGGTAATGATTTAGAATCAAGAATGCAACAATTATCGAATAATTATGCCCAAACACCAGGACGAATGATGGGTAATATGAATTCAAATATACCATTTAATCAGACAACAGGACGACCATATGATATAGATTTATCATTGGATGGAAGTGGTGGAAATAATCGTAATAATAATAATAATAATAGCAGTTTTGAAAGTTTTAATGAATATATGGCACAAAATAACTTCCAGCAAGGTGGAAACTATGAACAACTAAATAACAATCAACAACCAAATAATTTTCATCCTAATCAACAACAACCAAATTATCCACCAAATAATTATCAACAACAACCAAATTATCCACCTAACCAACAACAACCAAATTATCCACCAAATAATTATCAACAACAACCAAATTATCCACCTAACCAACAACAACCAAATTATCCACCAAATAATTATCAACAACAACCAAATTATCCACCTAACCAACAACAACCAAATTATCCACCAAATAATTATCAACAACAACCAAATTATCCACCTAACCAACAACAACCAAATTATCCACCAAATCAACAACCAAATAATTATCAACAACAGCCAAATAATTATCAACAACAGCCAAATAATTATCAACAACAACCAAATCAACAACAAAATCAATATAATCCGAATGTAGGATCAGGTACAATAAGTGATAATGAATTACAAAAACGGATAAATCAAATGAAAAATGATCGTAATCGTGTCGACTCACATATGAATAATGTGAACAATAAAAAAAATTTCAATCCAATGACATCACCAAATATGAACAATAATATTAATACATCAGGTATGAGCATAAATCAAATATTAGAATTGCAGCGTAGTAACGAACGAACGTTACCAAACAATCATTTAAATTTTAACAAGGGCGGGAGTATTTTATTAAATACAAGGAGGGACATAACTAATAATCAAATGATAAAACAGATGAACTCAAAAGAGTTAAATCAATATATTGAGAAAATGAAAAATAATATCTATGAATATCAAGAAATGATTAGAAATATAGAGCCTAAATTGCTCAAAAATATGGAAAAAAATGAATTAATAGAGTTAAAAAAGAAATTAAATACGAAATTAATGGGAATAAATGAAGAAGAAAATAGACAAATAATAGAGAAATCAAATCATACTATTCCAAATATAAGTGAAAAAATAGAATTAGATGTAGCAGATAATATTTTAACAGATCGTATGACAATAGTAACAAAATCTGAAGATCATACACACAATTTAAATATAAAATGTGATGAAATAACAGAACCACAATATTATAATGATTATTTAGCACCATTGGATAATAAGTATAAAAAT